GGACCAATGAAACGAACCTCTTGTTAAGAAGTGCTCTTTAACCAAGCTGTCGTTATAATCAATCTGCTGATATATTTTTGTAAGGTTAAATAAAGATTGTTTGCTCTCATCTCTAAACGCATGTGATGTTGTTCTAGGGAACTGACGATAAAATTCATTTAAAGCATCAGAATCGCTTTTTAAAGAATCAACCTCTGCTTCCCAATACTCAACAGCTCCATTTTTTATCATCGTACCATCAACTCCCTTTACAGGCGTCTCCGGTTTGTAAAACACAGGCATACCATAGATATCTATAAAACCTTCCATGTTCCACTCCATAGGAATAAACAAGCCATATAAACCACTCTTGGTTTGACCATTGGCATTACGATTTCCTACCATTGAATCTTCATAAAGGTCTTTGTAGTTTTGACCTCCTTTTGATAATGCATTTGAGGTTGAACCCATCATACACTTTCCAATAATCTTGCTACCTAATCTAAGACATGTTTTGGTAACTCGCCAATTGTTTTGAATGTTATTTGGCTTAACCCATTTTGCACTTTCGTCATGAGCTAAAAATATAAGCTTTTCTCCATCATAGGAGTTCTCTTCTGTGTTCTTCCAATCTATTGATGTGTCCAAACCATCTATGGCATCATTATCTATGTCATACATATTTTTCTTCGTAATCTTAGATGCCGGTACACGGAAAGCCAACTCTGTTTTTGGCTTGTCCATACCATCCATAATAGGTTTAAAGAAGAATGGAAGTCTATTGTTTATAGGAACTACTTTGTCAGTAAACATCTTTTTAGCATCGGCTCCTGTTTTTGATAAGATACCTATCCTTGCATCTCTTGCAAGTGTTCCTATGTTCACACACTCAGACGATGACATAAATGAGAATCCTGAACGTCTAATCTTTAAGTATATCATTCCAAAACTTCTCTCATCTGCTTTACACGCTTCCCAAAAAATCCAATAGATTCTATTAGCTTCACGAAAGTCAGGGTATCCAATATCTATACTTGCCCATTGAAGATACATATAATGAGAACCTGTTATATAAGTTGGAGTACCATTGTTCATAAACCAAAATCCTTGCTCTCTAAAATCAAACTCATTTTCAATGTAATCAACCCATCTGTTTTTAAATTCAGCTGCCATTTCATTCCATTGAAATATTGATTGTATTCTTGAAAGCTCTCTAGGTATTGGCTGTCTTTCCCAATGCTGTTCTACTTTTGAAGTACTTCTTTTAAAACATTCTTTTGGTGCTTTAGGAAGAGCGATATTAAGTCCTGATATATTGATTATCTCTCCTATCTCTCCTGTCTTTGATATTACTACAATATCATATTGTTCGTTGTATCCATATATCCAAGACTTATTACTGTTTTTCTTAGTAATAGCATTAGAAGGTATATGGTCCCTTACTTTGGTGTAGATATTATTTTGACCTTCTTTCTGCAAATCCTTGTTTTGAATCAGTTTTATTAATACCTTTTTCAGATAATTCTATGCTTTCTTTCTCAGATTCTATTCTATTTAAAATCTCGAATGCATCAAATATAGCTAATTTTTTTGTAGCAGCAGCATTTTTTAATTTGTCTGCCGCCAATTCACCTCCGATATCATCAATATTTAAGATAGGTTCTTCAGCTACTTTTATTAACTCAAGAACTGCCTTATGCCCGGCAGAAATAATTTTTAGTTTCGTTTCTTTAGGTGTCATAGCTTCATTGTTATTTGATGGTCATACATTCTATATAACTTCTCTCCATCAATATTAAATTCATATTCACTATCAGGTACGAAACAAACCATATCCCCGGATCTTATACCTTTCGTTGATAGGTACTTATTTGGATACTTCATAATGCCCATTAATGGTTCTTCCGAGAAAGGCTTAGAGATATATGACTCTACTGTTGGAATTGGTTTAACAAAGCAATACTTATCATAAGCATACCATACATCTTCTTTCTTGTACATGAAAAATTGGTCTATTTCAATAAAGAATAAATCTTCTTTGAAGAAACTTTTACCACTTTTTTGTCGGCCTTTAATGTCATTATAAAATTTGAATACATTATGATGTACAAGAAGTATATCTCCTATATATATAGGTCCGACATAGCCGATGGGTAGTTCTACAACCTCAGCATATCTATTAGAAAACTTATGATCTTCTTCTGATGTACTGACTATAAACTCAATACCACCGATGTCTTTTGTGTTGTCATAGCGTTTGCCATTTACAGGCTTTGCTATAAAGTAAAATGGAGATTTCATTAAAAATTTATATTATATTCGATTGAAATAGGTACAGTAGGACTAAACTCCTTCCACAAAACTACCTCTTCTTTTTGATTTATAATATATATTAATACATTTTTTTTGTCATTTCTCTTAATAAGATGGATTTCATTACTATCTCCAAGGACTTTTTGACCCACAATGTAATGCATTGCACCGCTTTTATAATCAGGTCCTATTGATATTTTTCTTATGTCCATTATATATTATATGATGCTATTTGTCCTCCTGTTGTAGCAACAGTACTTGCGTTTTGTAGTCTATCTCCAATACTATTAGCAGTGAAACCACTTGATATTAAGTAGTTCCAAAAGTCTGCAGGAGTCATAAGTAATGTTCCTGTCGTATTATCAGTTAAAACGCCACTTAAAACATTAGAAGGAGATGGAACTCTTAATGTTCCTGTAAGTTCACTTGATGCGCCATAAGTAGTTCCAAATCTTACGTTACTTGTTGCAGGATTTCCTAAAGCTACACCTGCTGCATATAATGTTCTATTACCACCTGTTGATATTTGAAATAACCAACTTGATGTAGCAGTGTCTATTGTAATTCTTGGTGCTATAATAGCCATTAAACCATTTGCATTTACAGGATTACCGCTAATCTTTACAAGTGTTCCCGATGCAGCGGCTGTGGTATAAGCAATAGAAACATTTATTGCAGGCTGTGTTGCGCTTGAAGTAGCAACTCCTGTTAATGATATAGTAGCAGCACTTGTATTATTTAATAACCCCGAAACTGAAGTACCTCCTGTTATACTACCTATTATATTAACAGTAGAACCTATTGTATATATTCCTAAAGTAGCTGATCCTGTAATATTTCCTGTAACATTTAAAGTTGAATTTGAATTACAAATTATAGTAGCTGAACCACCTGCGTTAATTACACCTGAACTTGCTGTAATGTCTCCTGTTACATTTACAGTGGCATTTGCATCTATTCTTAAAGTATTAGCAGAACCTGCTGCACTTGAAACAGTACTTGATAAATTACCAATTACATTTAAAGTTCCTGTTGATGTAACATATATAATTTGTTTTGTAGCTGAACCATTATCTACTGTATAATTTCCTGTACAAGTAAGTGTTCCTGTTCCTGACAATTTTATTGCATTAAAGTTGTTTGTATTTGTAAGTGTTAAAACAGAACCATTAAATATTGCAGTATTAGGACTTGCTAAAGTCATTTCTAATACAGGAGTAGTAGAACCTGCAAAAATAGCTTGAGCAGCAGTACAAGTTAAATTACCACCATTTGCATATCTAAACTGACCACCTGCTACAATAATAGGTGCTGCTGCATTTAATGTATTTCTGATTGATAAAACTGTAAATGTTCCATCAATAGTTACAGTAAATCCGTTAGAAAACACATCGTCTGACGTGGTTGGTAAAGTACCACCATCCCAAGTAGCTGTATTACTCCAATTGCCTGTAGCTACTGCATATCTTAAAGCCATGATTAAAGATTTTTTTCATTAATAAATGTCTGCAAAGCACCCATAATTGTTGCCGCTGCATTTATAGCGTCTGCATCTCCACTATCAAAGACATCCATATAGGTTATAGGGATTGAATTGTCAGGAAGACTTACTGAACTTCCATCCTCTAAAACTCTATAAGGAGTTAATCTCATAGCTACACTACCGCCTATATCAGTTGGTTTAACTAATGGTGATATTGCTAAATTTACCATAAAATATGGATAAACATTTCCATCTACTTCAATCGGGTTTGTACTTGTAATTGGCATAATTTATATTTTTTATGTATATATTGCTGATTCTCTATTTGTCCAAGCTACGTTTGTAGCAGTTGCTGTTGTAATTGAACCACTTGCAGCTATTGTTAATCTTGTTATTGTCCATACTGCTGATGATTCTGCTGAACCTGTTACAGCATATCCATTATAATTTATATTATTATTAGAAGAATTGTTTGCATTTCTCCTTATATTGAATAATAGATTAAATGTATGTGTATCGCCACTTGATGATATATTAAAATTTGTAGCTCCTGTTCCAACATCAAAAAATTGCACTTGATCTGTTAGTCCATTTAATGCAGTTAATCCTGTTGTAAATGTTGTTAATACTTCTGATAAATTACCATTTTCAGTGTGCAGTGTAATTGTTTTACCACTTGTTGTTACAAATATTCTAACAGCTAACCTATCAGTAACAAGTAATGTAGTTTGAGGCACAGGAATTGAAGTGTAGTATTGGTCAACACTTGTACCATTTGTAATACCTTCAGGATTAGCTGAATCACTTGCAATAAGTGTAAATACATTTGTTGCACTTACTTTGTAAAGCTCAGCATAAAAACTAGGACTACCACCTGTTGAAGATGATTGAAAATAAAACTCTACATTCCAATTACCACCGGGTATATTTAATTGACTAGGATCACCTGCATCAGTTATAAAAGATGCAATATATCCATTACCTTGTGCGTTTGTTCTTTGAAAATTAGTACCCGCTCCAAGTATTGGTGTTTTACTTAATTGATAATAAGTGTCACCACCAAATGTACCTTGTGAAACTGAACCATTAAGATAATAATTAACTGATGAACCGCCACCTGTTGAATTTGGAAAGTTAGCAAGAGTACCATCACCTCTAACATATTGAGATACTAAACCTGCTCCTGTTACAGCTATATCACCACTTGAAGTAATTGGACTATTTGCTACATTAAATGCAGATGGCATTGTCAATCCTACTGAAGTAACACCTATATCAGTAGTTAAGGCTATTGTTCCATCGGCATCTTGAAAAGTTTGTGTTTTATCTGTACCAACTATTGAAGTTGGAAAATTAATTATAATTGTTTTGGGATTATTTGGATTTGGATAATGTGTTTTTGAAAAACCATGTATGCCGTAGTAAGCAGTTGAGTTTACATTGCCAAAACCTAAAATACTATAATTTAAACTTGATATTTCATTATTATTAGTAAGTAATAAACCCCCAATTGGAGTTAAAAAAACGCTGCTATTATTAACGGTTTCAGAATAATTAATAAGACTATATCCATCATACCCTAAAAAAGCAGTTTCACCTGATGTACTATAATTAATATTTATTCCCGTGGTATTTAATGATAAATTACCGCCTGTCCCATCTGTTATTGTATTCCCTGCATCAGTAACCTCTTGAAGTGTTGGAGTTGTTGGTTTATTAAGTATTTGATTGTTACCACTTGTTGCATTCCAATCTGCAGGTTGTTGTACTAATGGAAAACCTGCTCCTAAATTAGTCCAATATAATGTGCTAGTAGGTATAATAGAATCATTACTAGCAATGCATCTATATACATCTCCAAGATACCAAACAAGATCTCCTACTACATATTG